TCGTCATGCCTTCAAAGGGCAGGGGCCTGTAGCTCAATGGTTAGAGCCGGCGGCTCATAACCGCTTGGTTGGGAGTTCGAGTCTCTCCGGGCCCACCATACCTTTGTTTCATCGGGAACTTACCGTTCCAAAATCCCCTTAGAACCCCTACATTACAAGACATTCGGTGTTCAGCATGTAACATGCTGTTGCATGGCAACCGTGCGCAGTGTTGGTATAGATGTTGGAAACGGGGTGTTGGATTCCAACAGGAGTGACAATGGCTCTCTCAGATGCAGCCTGCCGTGCGGCAAAAGGCAAAGACAAGCTTTTCAAACTTAGTGATTCAGGAGGTCTCCAACTATGGGTGCATCCGAGTGGATCACGCACTTGGCGCCTGGCATATCGTTTCGAAGGCAAACAAAAAAATATAACGCTCGGCACCTATCCGGATATGAAGCTCGTTGAGGCGCGAGATCTTCGAGATGCCGCAAAGCGACTGATTCGCAAAGGTGAAGATCCTGCGATGGCATCAGTTGATGCCGAAGCTCATCTGGCACCTGTTAGAACGTTCAAGGAAATGTATCTCGAATGGTTCGAGAAGAAGAAAAACAAGTGGTCGCCGGGACAGTCTGATCGGATTGATAGCCGTATGAAGCGGAACGTCATGGGTGATCTCGGTCATTTGGATATTGCGAAAATCCACAGCGAGACGATCCTGGCAACTCTACGGAAGATCGAGGACCGCGGCGCGATCGATATGGCAAAGCGGGTCCGCCAGAGCACGGGCAATGTGTTTCAGTATTGCCACGCGCTCGGTGTCATTGCCGTTGATCCCACGGTCAACATGAGCAAGGTCATGCGGACCCCTCCGAAGAAGAAACGCCGCAATTTCGTCAAGCCGAGCGGAGTGCCGGCACTCATGACAGCGATCAGGGGGTATGATGGCGAGCCCATTACACGACTGGCACTTGAGTTCACCCTGCGCAACATGGTTCGCACTAAAGAAACGCGCTACGCTTCCTGGTCGGAGTTCGAGGATCTGGAAAGTGATAAACCGCTGTGGCGTATTCCGGCCGAGCGCATGAAAATGGGCCTTGAGCATCTGGTGCCGCTTTCCCGGCAAAGTGTGGATTTGCTGAAAGAAGCACGAAAGTTCTCCCTTGGCACTCCGCATGTGTTTCCAACCGAATCGTCTCGTGACGGCGCGATGTCGGAAAACACTATGCTCTACGCGCTATACCGGTTGGGCTATCATTCGAAAGCGACCGTCCACGGTTTCCGCACCACCGCTTCGACGATCCTGAATGAGACAGGTAGTTTCAAATCCGACTGGATCGAGAAGCAGCTTTCCCATGCGGAAGAAGATGAAGTTCGCGCTGCTTACAACGCTGCGGAATATATCCATCAGCGGCGCGAAATGCTGGCTTGGTGGAGCGATCACCTAGACAGCACTATCGAAAAATAAAGGCGTGAAGGGTGGACGCGTTGTTCTCACCCTTCTTCCCACACGTCCAATACACGATTTGTTCACGCTGGCTTGCAAATCAACAAAAAGGTGATAAATCTACCGTTGATAGACGGGATGATTGTTGATGCAACACCATGTTACAGACGAAGGCAAGAGCACAGAGCCAATGCGCTTTCTGAGGGTGAAGCAGGTGCTTGAGCGCGTCCCGGTCGCTCGCACCACGATTTGGCGGATGACGGAAAGCGGCGAATTCCCCCGAAGCATCAAGATCGGTAGCGCAACCTTTTGGGTTGAGTCCGAAGTTGAAGACTGGATGCGTGAGAGGGCTCAAGCCAGATAATGACCGACGTATTCGACGACATCCTTGGTTCCGATAACAGCCCACCACGTCAACGCGGCCGGCCCAAAGGAAGCTTCAAGAAGGCAGCACCGGTCCCGCAGAAGTACCAGAAAATCGGCGACAACAAGCTTCTGCAGCTTGACGACATCTATACCGGCGTGTCCGTGGACTGGCTGTCGAAGGTCTTCCGTATGTCCCGCACAGCCGTGGTCACCTCACTGGCAAACTGCCCGAAGATCCGTGAAGGGTCCAATCACTACGACCTGGCAACGGCAGCCGCGTTTCTCGTCGATCCGGTGAAGGATCTGCAAACGGCGATGAAGAAGTTGCGGGCAGAAGACCTTCCGGAAAACCTTCGAGAATCATTCTGGAACGCGCAGATCAAGGAACTGAAGTACCAGACGTTGGCCGGCGAACTGTGGCCCACCAAGTCCGTTGAGAAGGTTCAAGGTGATGCCTTCAAGGCGATCCGCAGCCACACCATGCTGTGGGCCGACACGGTGGAAGAAAAGGCAGGCTTGAACACCAAGCAGCACTCAACGCTGACCGGACTGGTGGATCAGCTTCTCAACGAACTCCACTCAACACTGGTCGCTTTCGAGAAGAAGTCGACGACCCGTAGCAAGATCGCAGACCTGTATGACCCTTCTGACGACGCTATTTGACCAAAAGGTCAAGCCAAAATTCTACAGTCTCGAGTCCATGCTGGTCGAGACATCGGCTGCCGTGCGCCCGCCAGAGCGTCTTAGCGTTTCGGAGTCGGCGCAGAAGTACCGCTATATCGACGGGCTCAAGTGGGACAACTCTACGGCGCCGTACCTTAGAGAGCCGATGGACATGCTCGGCAGCCTTGACCACACGGGCATGGTTCTCGTCGGGCCGGCGCGTTGCGGCAAGTCCGAAGTCGGCCTGAACTGGCTTAACCACTCGGCGCTCTGCGATCCTGCGGACATGATGATCGTCCACATGAAGCGCGACAGTGCCCGCGACTGGTCGAACAAGGAACTGCAGAAGTTCATCAACCAGAACCCCAAAATCCGCGAACAACTGCTCGATCGCAATACGCACGATCTCCGTTTTCGCAACGGCATGGATCTGCTGATCAAGTGGCCGACCATCACCGAGTTCTCCGGTAAGACGGTTCAACGCATGGTCTTGAACGATTATGACCACATGCCGCCTGACATCGATGGCGAAGGGCCGGCTTGGGACTTGGCGAAGATGCGTACCTTCACGTTCCGCCGTTTCGGCATGACCTATGCGGAAGGTTCACCAGGCCGAGAACTCGACGACATCAAGTGGATTCCCGCGTCGAAGCACCAGGCACCTCCCGCCAAGGGCATCATGGAGGTCTACAACAAGGGTGATCGCCGCCGCTTGTACTGGCGTTGCCTATCATGCGGAAACGGCTTCGAGCCTGACTTCTCGTGCATGAACTATCCGGATTCCAAGGATTTGCTTGAGGCTGGCGAGATGGCGACCATGCGGTGCCCGCACTGCCAGCATGACCATCTGTTCGAGGAACGGCAGGAACTCAACGAGAATGCGAAGTGGCTGCGAGACGGCCAGTACATGGACGACCAGGGGAACATCCTTGGAAACGGTGTCGTCTCCGATATCGCGTCTTTCTGGCTGAAAGGTCCGGTCGCCAAGTATCAAACGTGGGCTGGCCTCGTGGTGGAATATCTGCGTGCCAAAGCGGGTTTCGAGGCGACCGGCGACGAAGGTGCGCTGCGTAAGTTCGCCAATACGAACCTTGGAATGCCCTACATTCCGCGAGCCCTCGCGAACGCCCGCACGCCTGAAACGCTGATGGAGCGTGCCGACAATTGGGGCTCGACCAAGGAAGAACCGACAGTCCCGGCTGGCGTGCGCTTCCTGATCGCCACCGTGGATATCCAGTCTGGCAGCCGCCGCGGGTTCGTGATACAGGTCACAGGTTTCGGTGTCGGCGGCGATGCGTGGGTCATCGATATGTTCCGCATGTTGAAGTCGGAGCGCGTTGATGAATCCGGCGATAAACTGCCGATGAACCCCGCCGCGTATGGCGAAGATTGGGATCTTCTGATCGACGCCGTGATCAACAAGACCTACCCGCTTGCTGACGGCTCCGGCCGGCGCATGTCCATCAAGCTCACCGCGAGCGACTACGGCGGTGAGGACGGTGTGTCGGTTCAGGCTCGCGAGTTCTGGCGCCGGCTGCGCAATGAGCACGGCCTGGCGGCACGGTTTGCACTGGTCAAGGGTATGCCGAACCGCAACATCCAAAGTGCGAGCAAGCACTATCCGGAGGCGCAACAGAAGGACAAGTTGAACGTTGCCCGCGGTGACGTACCTGTCTGGTTCCTGAATTCCAACGAACTGAAAGACACGCTCGCCGGCCAGTTCGATCGAACGGACGCGGCCGGTGGCAGGTGGACGTTCCCGCATTGGGCTGAGCCGTGGTTCTATTCGCAGTTGACGGCGGAAAACCGTACCGACAAGGGGTGGGAACCCCCGAAGAACAATCGCCGCCACAACGAAGCGTGGGACTTGAGCTACTACGCGCTCGGCATGTTGCGCCATGAGGAAGTTCGGGCCACGCGCATCGGCTTTTGGGATAGCCCGCCCGCGTGGGCGGCACGGTGGGATGAGAACGTGCTGGTTTTCGGTGAGAAGGAAGAACCGGCTTTCCATAAGCCCGTTGCGAAGAAGTACGACTTCGGCGCTTTGGCGAAAGAAATCGCGTAGGTATTATCAACAAACAGTTGAATATTAGATCAATGTGAGTAAGGTAGTCTTCAGGAAAAAGGAGATTGTTTATGCCAGCGGACAACACACCACCACCCGAGTCAGATGTGGAGCCGGTTGCATGGCAGTGGCGGCATCCCCGGGCCACTGGTGGAGAGTGGTTTCACGCACCCGATGGTCCTCGACCTTTTGCTGACCGACGCACAGAGGCGGAATACCGTCCGCTTTACGCTCACCCACCAGCACCCCAGTCGAATGTGCAGTGCTGCATGTGCGGCAAGAAAGACCTGTCTATCATCGAAGGCGACGGCGGGACCGAATGCGAACTCTCCGATGGCCGATGGGTATGTAGTGCCGAGTGTTGGGACCGAGCAGTTGAACCGCCAGCGCCCTCGACGAAAATAACCGTGCCGACCGGCTGGACACTTGTTCCAATCGAACCGACCGAGGACGTGCGCAAGGCATGGAATGTCTCTGCAAAGAACGACCATAGTTATTTCTCTCGATCGTTCTACGCCGACATGCTTGCGGCTGTGCCGCCAGTACTGCAGGAACATTCGGAGCAGATCGGCAAAGCCTCTGAAAACAACTAACGATTTGCAAATCAACAAAAGGTCGAGTATACGGAGATAGCAACTCTGTTGATCGGCCTTTTGGATGACGCTGCAGCAACGTCTCGATGAAGCAAAAGCCGCCCTCCACGATCTGATGACCGGGAGGGCTGTTCGCGTTGTGGTCGACCAGAACGGTGAGCGCGTCGAGTATTCCGTCGCCAACCGTGCCAACCTTCTCGCGTACATCTCCATGCTCGAAGCCGAGCTTGCGAACCCCGGTCGGCTTCCTGCGGTCGGAGCCATGCGCCCATGGTTCTGATGGCATCCACCCAAGATTTTACAGATGTGCTCGGTCCCGCTCTCCAAGAGGGCGTATCGAGCACGCCCGCGCCTGACGCTCTCAGGGTGGCGTCAGGCGCGGGTAAAGAAATGGCGATTGCCGGCGAAGCCTATGAAGGTGCCAGCCGGTTCTCCCGCGAACTGGCACTGTGGCAGCCGGGAAATCGCACGGCCGATCAGGACATCATTCCTGCCAAGCGGATGTCAGATGCGCGCATTCGCAATATCCTGCAGAACGACGCCTATGTGCAGAACGGTCAGCGTCTCCACCAGGACAATATCGTTGGCAGCCAGTTTCTTCTGAACGCCAAGCCGAACAGCACCGTGCTGATGGGCAAGCTCGACGAGACATGGGAAGAAGAATTTCAGGAAGAAGTCGAGGAAAAGTTCGGCCTGTGGGCTGAGTCCGATGCCAATTACGTCGACTCGACCCGCCGCAACTCCTTCACCATGTTGGTCCGTCAGGCGGTTGGCACTTACCTGATGTGCGGCGAAGTGATCGCTGCCGTGGATTGGGACAAGTCCAAGAAGACAGATCGTCCCTTCAGCACTTCGATCCGCATGATCGACGTGGACCGTCTCTCCACTCCGATGGACAAGATGGCAAACGCATTCATTATCGGCGGTGTCGAGGTGAATGCCGAGCACGTTCCGACGCACTACCACGTCCGCAAGGCCAACTCGAAAGACGTGTACCTCACGCAAGCGTACCAGTGGGAGCGCCTGCCGGCCAAACTCTGGTGGGGTCGTCCTCAGTTCATCCATCTTTTTGAACAACAGCGCCCGAACCAGACCCGCGGTATGTCGGACATGGCTGCAGGCATTCGTGAAACCCACATGGCGCGTCAGTTCCGCGACGTGGCGCTTCAGAATGCAGTCGTCCAGGCGACATACGCCGCAGTGGTTGAGTCCGATCTTCCTGCTCAAGACATTTTCGCTCGCCTCATGGCCGGCGATACGGATGCTGATCTGGCGATCAAGGCGGGGCTCGGAAGTCACCTTGAGGTGATGAGCGAGTTCATGGCAGCCGCCGATCAGTTGAAGATGAACGGTGTACGTATCCCCGCGCTGCCGCTCGGCTCCAAACTGAAGATGCAGTCTCCCGGTCAAGGTGCTCCGCTTGGTATGGATTTCGAGCGCGCCATACTGCGCAACATCTCGGCGCTGCTCGGCGTATCCTACGAACAGCTTTCCAAGGATTATTCCGAGACGAACTATTCGTCGGCTCGCGCTGCGATGACCGAGACGTGGAAGTTCATGCTTGGACGCAAGAAGGTTGTTGCCGATCGTTTCGCAAATATCGTCTACCGCCTGTGGCTCGAAGAAGCGATCAACAAGGGTGCCATCACCTCTCTGCCGCGCCGCATGGGTGCCGACAGCGCGTGGATGTACGCGCCGCTTGCCATGGAGGCACTGACTTCTTGCGAGTGGATTGGCGCTGCCCGCGGTCAGATTGACCCGCTCAAGGAAACGCAGTCTTCGGTCCTTTTGATCAAGCACAAGCTCTCGACGTATGAGCGCGAGCTTTCGCGCATCCACGGTAGCGACTGGCGCCGTGAACTGCGTCAGGTGGCTCGCGAGAAGAAGGAATTCGAGCACTACGGCTTGGTCTACGTCGATGACGTGCAGGACAACACGGTGAATGCGACATCCGGCGAGAAGAGCGTCAGCGAAGCCGCCAAGCACGATTTTTCGGACGTTCTTGGTGCCGACAACGGCACCCTTGCGAACGACTTCATGGATGCCGTTCATCCAGATCCAGACAAGCGAGGCAACGATGCCTAATAACATGAACCCGCTTCTAGCCCGTTTCGATCAGAAGCCGTCGATCGTCGCGCCAGAAATGCAGGGCATCTTTGAAGCCTCACTGCATCACGTCAATGCGCAGATGGGCTCGCCGGAATTCAAAGCTGAGATGGCGTCTGTCGACGAGAACTTTTGGGGCGAACCGGGGTCTTTCCGCTCGATGCTGCGCCCGTATATCGTGCGCGACGGCATCCTGCAGATCCCGGTCAAAGGCGTGTTGCTGCACGACTTCCCCTACGCCTTCGGATCGTGGGCAACCGGCTACGCATATATCTGGAAAGCCTTTGAGCGCGGCATGGCTGATGGCAGTGTCCGCGGCATTGCGCTGATCATCGACTCCCCTGGCGGTGAAGTCGCCGGCAATTTCGATCTGGTCGACAAGATGTACGCGCTGCGCGGCACCAAGCCGGTTCGCGCCTATGCGATGGAAAGCGCCTACTCGGCAGCTTATTCGATCGCGTCTGCCGCCGACTCCATCACGGTTTCTCGCACTGGCGGCGTGGGCTCGATCGGCGTGGTTACAGCTCATGTCGACATGAGCGCGGCCATGGATCAGCGCGGCGTCAAGGTCACGTTCATCCACTTCGGCGCCCACAAGGTCGACGGCAATCCCTATGAGGGACTGAAGCCGGAAGTCAAAGAACGCATACAGGCTCGCATCAATGAGCTTGGTCAGATTTTCGTGTCCACCGTGGCGCGGAATAGAGGCATGGATGAGAACGCTGTTCGGGACACCGAAGCTCTCACATTCACGGCTTCGCAAGCAACGTCGAACGGGCTGGCCGATGCGATCGGCACGCTTGACGACTCCGTAGCCGCATTTGCGGCAGAACTGTCCGAAGAAGGAGACGAAACCATGTCTGGACAGACGAACAAGGACACGGCGGTCGATCAGGCTGCTGTTGATACCGCTCGCGCCGAAGGTCACGCTGAAGGCGTGAAAGCCGGCAACGTCGAAGGCGCAAAGGAAGGTGCTACCACCGAGCGCGCCCGCATCTCTGCAATCGTCAATTCCGAAGAAGGCAAGAAGCGTCCTTCCATGGCGCTGAAGATGGCAACCGGCGACAAGTTCGCATCGCTCGATGCCGAAACGATCACCGAGATGCTGACCGACATGCCGGAAGAAAAGGCTGCTGCCGGCGACGTCAAGACCAACGCGACCGGCAAGAACTTCAAGGAAACCATGAACGACACCAAGAACGCTGATGTCGGCGCTCCCGGTGAAGGCGAAACCGCCGAAGTTCCGCGTCACGAGCGCGTCCTTGGCCTGGTCAAGGGACCGCGAGACGCCGCTTAAGCTGCGCCTCTGAAATCAACCGTTTGGTGAAAGGACACCGAAAATGGCAATTACTGCTCCCTACGATGCCCACATGGCCGGTGTTCCGCGCCAGTGGACCGATACGATCTCCCCCGTTGCCGAAGGTCTGATCGTCGGCGAGACGCCGGCCGTCGTGACTGAAGACATGACCGTCGCTGCAAGCCAGACGATCGTCACGCCTTACGTGCCAGTCGGCTTCGACGGTTCCGGTAACCTGGTTCCGGCCGTCTACGACGCAACCTACGCATCGGCAGGCGTTCGTGCCATCGGCCTTCTGCTACGCCCGATCACCACCCCGGCATCGCCGGTTCAGGGACAGCCAGTTCTGCGTCAGGGCTGCCTGAACATGGACATGATCGCATGGCCCGCGTCCTTCGACACAGAAGAAAAGAAGCTCGAAGCTTTCCGCGGTGCGCCAACCCCATCCTCCATCGTGGTCAAAAAGGTCCGCGCTGGTTCCATCGTCGCACAGCCATAAGCCGTGGCCTAAGCGAACTCAAAGAAAGGACACCAGACCATGGCTATTGAATTGTGGACCCCCAACGATCTGTTCATGCTGCGGAATGACCCGCGCATGGACCCGTTGCCGTCGTGGATTCTCGACACGTATTTCGGAGAGACCTTCTTCTCCGAAGACGACGAAATCCGCTTTGCGGATCTGCCGGAAGCTGACCGCTTCATGGCAATGTTCGTCCTGCCCTATGAACAGGGCAAGCCGCTCGACATCCGCCACGGCGAATCCGTCAGCGCGTTCGCACCTCCGTACATCAAGCTGAAAAATGCTGTTCGTCCGGAAGATGCGCGCAACCTGCGTCCGTCCGAAATCTTCCGCAATAGCGGTCAGCGTCCGTCTCTCGCTCAGCGTTTCGACATGCGCGTTACCGAGATCGTGGAGCGTCATCTGCGCGCCATCCGCGTTCGCGAAATCTGGATGGCGGCTCGCGCCTTCATCGACGCCAAGGTTCAGATCGATTACGATCGCGACCAGGGAGCCTCCAATCCGTCCGTCCTTCTCGACTTCGGGCGTGACGCAGGTCATACCGTGGTCAAGACCGACGATTATTGGTCTGATCCGACAACCGACATCATCGGCGACGTGGAAGCTTGGGCCAACACCATGGTTCGCGCTCTGCGCGGCGGCGCTCCGACCATTCTGCTGGTTGGCGCACAGGTGGCTCCGTACTTCCGCAACAACACCGGCATCAAGGACATGCTCGATACCCGCTACCGTGGTGGCGAGAGCGTGACCATGGACCGCGGCATCCAGATCCGCGAGCAACCGATGAGCCGTATCGGCCAGCTTTCGAACAACATCGAAGTCTGGATGTATAAGGACACGGTGGACATCCCGAACGGCGCTGGCGGCAAGACCAAGATCGACCTTTTCAACGAAAAGGACATCATGCTCATCGCCCCCGGTGCTACCGGCGTTCGTGCTTACGGCGCGATCTACGACACCAGGGCGATCGAAGCCGGCCTGCAGAACAGCGATATCTTCCAGAAGATGTTCGAGACTGAAGATCCAGGTGAGAAGTTCGTTCTGTCGCAGTCCTCGCCTCTGCCGATCCCGCTCTACCCGAACCGCACCTTCAAGGCTCGCGTTCTGGCTTAACGAACAACGAATGGCGGCATGAACTTGTCGCCATTCTCAACTGTTTGTGGAATTCACAACCCTTAAAAAGGAAAGCGAAAATGGCAAAGGCTTACGCAATCACAACCATTCACCGTCGTGTTGACGGTGTGAAGAACGTCGTGCCGGCTTCCACGAAGACACGCGTGTCGGTCTTCGATGCCACCGAAGAAGAACTGGAAAAGCTGATTTCGCTCAACGCGGCCCGCAAGGCCACGAAGGAAGAAGTCGCTGTCGCCAAGGTTCAGTCGGGTGAGGAAGATGCACCAACCAACGTCGAAAAGCAGATCGCCGCTGACACAGCCAAGGTTCCTGCTTCCGGCGCGGAAGGTGACCCCCAGGGAAAGCCGAAAGGCGCCGCAAAGACTTCTTCGAAGGATGAAGAAATCTGATGGCATCTTTCCGCGACATTAAGCGGAGAGCCCGCACGGACGTACAGAGACATCTGTGCGTCCGTGCGCTTTATCTCGCCTCGATCGACGCGGTGCCAGTGCCGTGTTTCGTGCGCGTGCATACCAAGTTCCAAGCCCTTGGCGATATGAAGGGCACCAATTTCAACTACGCCGAATACGAAGACATCACCCCTCGCATTATCCTGTGGCGCGAAGAAATTCCGCAGCCTGTCCGTAATGCGATCATCTCCGTGGAAGCGGGTGAAGCCTACTATCTCGACAACGTTCTGCCGCCTGACGATCTGACGATCACGGCAACCGTCGCCAAGCTCGACGATGATGATCCGAAGCTGACGATGCTGCCCGTTCCCGCAACCTACGTTCCACCGGAGACTCCGTGATGGTCCGTGCTGTCGACATCGTTATTCAGGGTATCACGTCTTTCGACGACATCGAAGATCTCGATCCCAAGATCACTGACATTCTGCGTCAGGCGACCAATGAGACGACGCAGGAAGCTCGGCGCCGTGCTGCGCGGTCCATGGAAAAGCAGATCAACTTCCCCCGTGGCTACCTGACGGGGCAAGCCGGTCGGTTGGGAATCGCGAAATATGCAACCAAGGCCGACCTGACGGCTATCGTTCGTGGTCGAGACCGGCCCACATCATTGGCCCGCTTCGTTCAGGGCAGCCCGCAAGTCGGCAAGAAGGGTGTCAGCGTTACCGTAGACCCCGGCAAGTCCGAGTTCATGCCGAACGCCTTTCTGATCAAGCTGCGCAACAGCAATATCGGCCTGGCTTACCGCACGAAAGACGGCAAGGCGCCGAGCCGCGGTGCCAAGAAGCTCGGTAAGGGGCTCTGGCTTTTGTACGCCCCATCTGTCGACCAGGTGTTCGACGAAACCCGCGAAGAACTGCGGCCGGAACTGGAAACCCTGTTGCGCGAGAAGTTCGAGCGACTGCTTGAGGCAAAAACATGAGCGATCCGTTCCGCCTACGAGTCCAGAAAGCCATCGCTGCTGCGATCTCCGAAATCAGTGTCGCCGATGGTTACACGCTCGATCTCGCCGACAAAGTTTTCCGTGGTCGCCTGATCTTTGGTGACAACGATCCCGTGCCGATGATCAGCATCATTGAGCCTCCGCTTCCAAACGAAATGCGGCCATCCCCTTTGGTGTCCACGGTCGAGGACGGCTGGTGGGACATCATCGTACAGGGGTTCGTCAAAGACGATCGCGAGAACCCGACCGATCCGGCACATGTTGCCATGGGTGAAGTTAAGAAGCGCCTGGCGTTGGAATTGAAGCGCAAGGGTGAAGGTGCTGAAGCCCGTCAACCCAACCCGTTCGGCGTCAATTACGATGAGAACGGCGCCCGTCGTCGCAATATCGTCGAGCAGTTCAAGATCGGTGCCGGGGTAGTACGCCCTCCGGAAGAAGCCGTGTCGTCCAAGGCGTACTTCTGGCTCACCCTTCGGCTGAAAATCGTTGAGGACAACCTCGATCCTTTCGGCTAAAAGGAAATCAACCTCTTGTCGATCTGACAACAAAGGAGTGACTAAAAATGGGAAGTGAAAACTACACACTTGGTCGCGGAGAACTTCACTTCTCGCGCTTCAAGACAGGTACGCAGATCGGCGAAGGCTACCGTTATCTCGGCAACTCGCCGGAATTCGCGCTGACCCTGGAAACGGAAACCCTCGATCACTTCAACAGTGACCGCGGCATCCGTGAAAAGGACAAGTCGATCACGCTCGAAGTGTCGCGCTCCGGTTCCATCGTTCTCGACGAGATCGACGAAGACAACCTGGCCTACTACTTCTTCTCGGCTAACGGTAAGGAGACCGTCACGCAGGCAGGTGGTGCCGTCACTGGCTTCATGATTACTGACGTTATCCCCGGCCGTTCGTACCAGCTTGGTGAAGACGCCACTGACGCCGTTGGAGATGTCAAGATCAGTTCGACCGGTCTGACTGTCAGCACAGGCGGCACGGCTCACACGATCATCGATGATTACCTCGTCGACTACGAGCGCGGCATCATCACGATCGTCGAAGGCGGCGCAATCGTTGCCGGCGATGACCTCACCATCGGCTACACCACTCTCGCCACCAGTTATGATCGCGTGATCTCTGGTTCCGAGAAGGTGGAAGGCTCGCTGAAGTACATCACGCGCAACGCCACCGGTCCCGACCGCGTGATCAACATGCCTTACGTCACCCTCGCTCCGAACGGCGACTACAACCTCAAGGGCGACGACTGGCAGCAGATCCCGTTCACGGTTGAAGTGCTCCGCAAGGGCGCACTGGAAGCCATTTACATCGCCGGCCTTCCGCAGACGGCATAACCCGGAGCCCCACCTTGAAATACACCCTGAAGACTGAAACCATCAAGTTCGAGGGCGGTGAGATCACAGTACGCGGTCTCACCGTTCCCGACATCACCCAACTCGTGCAGGTCCACCAGGACAGTGCGGTTGCCATTTACGCGAAGTTCACCGGCAAGGATGCTGCGCAGTTAAGCGAACAGACAGTGGAGTCTGTGGCGCTCGAATTGCTTGGCAAGTTCCCGGCAGCTATCGCACACCTCCTATACCTGTGTGACGCCGAGCGCGAACCTGACACCACCGTGGAAGCTTACGCCGGTCTGCCCGTGGATGTTCAGGTGGCTGCACTCGAACAGGTCGCAACACTCACCTTTGCTATGCAGGGTGGCCTAAAAAACTTCGTGGAGATCGTCGTTCGGATCGCGGCAAACGCGGGCGGTCTCAGCAAGGAACTCCGAAGCCCGCAAAAACTCCAAGCCTAGACGAATGGGTTTGGGGTCTACGCGGTCAGATCAGTCAGTTGTTGGCGGAAGGTCACGTAGGTGCTGAGCAGTATTATGTCGGGCGAGTGTGGCAGGAAAATCAACTTATTGTGGAGAGGGTCAACCGCCATCACGCAACTACGGCAACAGTCCTTAGCGCAGTCATGACATCCGCCGTGGCTGCGTTCGGCAAAAAGGAAGACGCCAAGAAAGCCGGAAAAGCCCTTGCGGACCTGATCGAGAGTTTGAACGGCGATGTCCGCGAAGACGACGAGCAGCCCACCGCCCCCGCCAAAGACGTAAGTGAATTGCTGAAAAGGAAGGGCTGATGGCCGGTAAGGATAACGTCGTCGATCTCGTTGTAAGAGCGAGAAACGAAGCTTCTAAGAACCTCGACGTTATCACCGAGTCTTGGAAGGAATTCCAGGCATCTCTAAAGACCGGCAACACGGAAGCCGGCAAAGCCAACAATTCTCTCGGACAACTAGGCAATGCCCTTGGCTCGCTCTTGCAGCAGGCCAAGGGTCTTTCTGCGCTTGGCGGTATTGCCGATAACCTTGATCGCGTCGAGAAGGCTGCCACGGAATCCGCGTCGGCGCTCGACAAGAGCACCAAGGAAACTGCCGAGTGGTCTGCGATCCAGGCCGAAGCCGCCGCGAACGCCGCTAAGTTCCGAGCCGCAGTTCAGGAGCAGACCGATGCGATGGAGCGCGCCAAGGCCGCTCGCGATAGCTACAAAAAAGATCTCAGCGCCGTAAACCAACTGGTCAAGGAGACCGAACGGGCTCAGCGGGATTACAACAAGGAACTTGCCCGCACGCCCCGTAAGGCGCCGGGACCAGTGGCACCGACTGGTGACACTTCCGTTTTCCGTGATGCCGAATCTGCCCGTGGTCTACAGGCACAGGTTCAGCAGCAGCTTGCTCAACAGAACCAGGCTATCAAGGAAACGGAAGCCGAGCTTGCGCGTCTGAACCCGAAGCTCGACGCCGCGGCGAAGTACGAAAAAGACCTTGCCCGTGAGACGGCAAAAGCCACGTCCGAGATGAAGCGCAATGAGGCTGCGCTTGCCACGGTCACCGCCGAGCAAAGCAAGGTGCGTGTTGTCGCCGATCAGGCCAGCGTTGCCATGGGCGGGCTCGCGCTTCGCCAGAATGAAGTTGCTGCGGCTGCCGCGAAGAACGCTGCCGAGATCGACCGTACCCGTCGCGCGATCGAAGCCCTGAACAAGTTCAGTAGCGGCGGCGCGGAAGTCGTCGATCCCAAGCAGGCGGTTGCCCTGCAAAAACAGATTGCCGCGATCAACACCCTGCGTGAAGACTGGAAGGCACTGGAAGGTGAGGCCAAGCGCCTTGCCATCGGCCTGCAGTCTGTCAGCGGCAATGCGACCGCTCAGGTCGACGCATTCAAACGCATTACGGATGCCGCTCGTAAGGCGAAGACGGAATACTTCTCTCAAGTTGATGCGCTCGACAAACTGCGTGCTGCTGCCGGCCTTCCGATATCCGGACTGGCCCGCGTGGCGCAAGCCGCAACGAACGGTGCCGCCGCAAACCGGCAACTCGGATCGAGTGCGCAGGGTGCAGTCCCACCGATCCGTGCCATGGGTCAAGCCGCGCAAACTGCCGGCTCGGCAATGCAGAATGGTGCGAACGGCGCCAACAATCTCAGCAATGCGCTGCAAAACAGCAGCCGCGGTGGGCGGGAGTCACTGAACCTTTTCCAGCGTATCCGCGGTGAAGTGCTGTCGCTGACCGCGAGTTACATTGGTCTACATGCCGCCATTAGCCAGATCGGCGGTGTCATCAAGGCTTTCCAGACCATGGAAGCCGCGCAGAGTCGACTTGGCGTCGTGTTCAATCAGGACACTGGCCGTGTCGCACAGGAACTTGCATTCCTTGAACGTAACGCCGCTCGCCTTGGCATCGAGTTCGGTGTTCTCGCCAATCAGTATTCGAAGTTCGCGATAGCGGCATCCTCTGCCAACTTCACCGCGCAGGCCACACGGGACGTGTTCCTGTCAGTGGCAGAAGCCGGCCGCGTCAACAAGTTGTCGATCGACCAGTTGAACGGCGTCTTCCTCGCTCTCGAACAGATGATCTCGAAGGGTAAGGTTTCGTCGGAAGAACTGCGTCGTCAGTTGGGTGACCGCCTGGCAGGTGCTTTCAACATCTTCGCAGATGCAATCGGTGTCAGTGCGGCCGAACTCGATGATATGATGAAGAAGGGTGAAGTCATTGCCGACCAGACCACCCTTCTGAAATTTGCCGATGAATTGAAGCGCCGCTTTGGTCCGCAGCTTGGCGCCGCACTGGCATCCACCACCGCCGAGCTTGGCCGCTTCCAGAACAACATCTTCCAGGCTCAGCTTCGCATCGGCGAAGGTGGCTTCATTGATGCGTTTACCGATGGCCTTCGGACGCTCAACCAGTATTTCCAGAGCACGGAAGGCCGAGAGTTCTTCCTGTCGCTCGGAACGGCACTCGGCAATGTCACCAGAGGCTTGGTGGCGGTCCTACCCTACATGGATGACTTCGCACGCATTGCCGGCGTGCTGGTTGCGCTCAAGGTAGCTGGAAGTCTCGGAAACTGGTTGTCGGCCATCAAGGCAAACGCGGTTGCCACTGGAACCCTGAACCGTGAGATGTTCACCTGGCAGGGTACGGTCACCGCCACGCAGGCGAAGTGGAATGCTCTCGCCGGCACACTGACCCGTGGTACGGGCATCATGGCCGGTCTGAATGCGCAGTTGCGCGTTGCGACAGTCGTCAGCGGCACAGCCGGTGTTCGTTTCCTTGCTCTGCAGGCTGCCATCACTGGTTTGACCCGACTGGCCGGCGTTGCTGCAGGCGCATTCCGCCTTCTGTGGTCTGCGATCGGCGGGCTTCCTGGTATCATCCTGACCGGCGTCACGCTGGCCGTCACGTCGTGGATGACGGAAGTCGACAATACGACTGCCGCACTCGACCGCCACAAGATCGTGCTTGAAACGGTTCTAACGAAGTACGACGAGATTAAGGGCAAGGTCACCGACACGAAGACCGCTCTTGAGGGCATGTCCAAGGTTCAGATCGACAAGAACGTTCTGGATCTGCGTGAATCCCTCAACAAGGTGAAGTCGGAAATCACCGACATGCGCCCCGGTGGCTGGTTCTATGTTGCGCCAACAAGTCAGCGCGGTGTGCTGGCTGAGATCACCAAGCTCAAGGACGCCTATAACGAAGGGGGCATTTCGGCTGAAGCCTTCAAGAAGGGAATCCAAGGTCTCTACGAAGGCATTACCGACGACACGATAAAGCAGTACGCGGCTTCGCTAGAAGAAACTGCCACCAAGGGCTTGGAACTTGAAGCTGCACTCGCGCAGGCATCGCTCATCGCGAAGGAGGCCGGAAGCAATCTTTCCGACTTGGACGAAGACGCCAAAAAGGCAGGCGAAAGCTTGGGTGACCTCGATCAGAGCGCCACCAAGACCGGCGAGTCCTTGGAAAAGGCTGCCGAGGAAAATGCCAAGAAGTTCAATGAAGCGATGGAGGAAATGGGGAAACTCATTCCGTCCGTGGCCGAGGAACTAAAGAAGCTAGAAACGATCAAAGGGCTCGAAGAACAGTTCAAGCAGGCGATCAAGTTTGCTGGCGGCATGGACGATGTGGCGGCGGCTTTCATCCGTTATCGCCAAGGTATAACCGCCGTCAATTTCGGCAATCTTGGAAGCGATGGCGGTTCGGCCGCGTTCAACATCATCAAGAAGTTTGAAGGCTATCAGTCACAAGCTTACCCCGACTACACCTATCGCGACGGTGTGAAAGTCAACAGCGGTTTCCGCGCTGGCTATGGATCGGACACGATCACTCTTTCGGACAATTCGATCAAAAAGATCACCGAAGGTATGAGCGTTACACAGTCCGATGCCATCCGTGACCTTACGCGCCGCGTGGACGAGTTCGGGAATATCGCTCGCAATCAGGTCGGCGCCAATCGTTTTGACTCCTTCTCTCCGCAGCAACAGGGTGCGCTGACATCGATCGCCTACAACTACGGCGATCTGGAAAGCACCGGCATTCTTGACACCATTCAACAGGGCACTGTTGAGCAGATTGCTGCAGCCATCCGAAGCCTTGGATCGCACAACAACGGTATCAATCGTGATCGCCGCGGTCAGGAAGCAAGCCTGTTTGAAGGCGGCGGTGACTTCACCGAGAAGCAGTTCGAGGTCGAGCGCAAGCGACTGGAAACGGCCAAGGAATATAACACTGGCCTGACCGAACGCCTGTCTTTGCAGGAGGCTGAGAATTCCAACGCTGGCAGGTTGACTCAAGAAGCCTTCGTCCAAAAGGCGCTTTCCGACGAACAGAAGAAAGCGCGAGAAGCCGGTGTCGTTCTCACGGATGAGCAGATCGCCAAAGTCAAGGCACTGGCGGAAGAAGAATACAAGGTCAGCCAAGAGAAGCGCGATCAGCGTTCGGAGATCCAGCAAGCCAACACCGCTCTGCAACAGGCACAGGCTCTTGAGCAGCAACGCGGTGCGCTCATGCAGCAGTACAAGCAGGCGATGGCCGGTGGCGACGGTGAAGCTGCTGAAACTCTGAAGACTCAGATCACCGACTTGAACGCGCAAATCGTTACCGCCGCTGAAGAAGCCCGAAAGATGTGGGAAGCCATCGGCGGTCCTGAAGCTGCCGCGAAACTGCCTGTCATCGATGCGCTGATTGCCAAGACGCAGACCGCCGCAACCACCGTGTCGAATGTTGGTCGAGCCGTGAACGCGCTCGGTATGACCTCTCAGCAGACTGAGCAGTTGGTCGGCTCGTTTGTCGACGGGCTCGTGGGTGTGTTCGACTCCTTTGCGCAAGCTGTCGCCAACGGCGAGAACGCATTCCAGGCGCTCGGCACGGCCTTCCTGCAGTTTGCCGCGAACTTCCTGCGTGAAATCGCAATGATGATCCTCAAGCAGACCATCCTGAATGCGATCGCTGGCTTTGGCGGTCCTATCGGTAAGGCTGCGGCGGCTCTCGGCGGCGCGGTGGCGCACGATGGCGGAACAATCGGTTCCACGTCTCGCTCACGTTCTTTGAGCCCGCAAACGTGGGCCACGGCTGCCTACTATCATACAGGCGGTGTTGCCGGTCTGCGGTCCAACGAGATCCCGGCCGTTCTTGAACGCGGCGAGACCATCCGCACGGAAGCACAGGAATCGGCACTCACGGAACGCATGGCCGCGTCAGAGCGGAATTCAGGTAACAGTGGACCAAGTGCGATCCGAAATATCGTGCTGCTGGATGAAGCCAGTGCCTCAAACTGGATGGAT